GTTATGTTTCATGGGAAACCAATTGACCCGCGCTACAAAAATAAACGGGCGGAAATGTGGTTTTTAATGGCTGACTGGATAAAGAACGGGGCTATGCTGCCGCCTATTCCGGAATTGGTGCCGGAATTAACAACCCCGACATATAGCTTTGTGAACGGAAAGATCATTTTAGAGGATAAAGATCAGGTTAAGAAGCGTCTAGGACGCTCACCAGACCTCGCGGACGCTCTGGCCTGTACATTTGCCTACCCTGTAGCTCCAAAGGCAAGCGACAAGATGCAAGCGCGAGAAACAAGCAATTATAAATCAGACTACGACCCTTATGCAGAGGAGGTAAGATAATGTGTTTCAGTTCTTCACCAAATGTTACACCGCTGCCTGCGCCTGCGCCGCAACAAGTTAATGCGGCAACGGCACAGGCGGACGAAGCAAAAAAAGTACGACAAAGGGCAGCAGCCTCTAACACTCTCTTAACCGGAGAGACCGGGGCGGCTCTGCCGAAGATGCAGACAAAATCTTTATTAGGTGCTTAAGATGTCTGACGAAACAAAACAGTTGATTAAAGCCATTATTCGTGGTATAAAGTTTACAATATCACTTTTAGAAAAGGTATTGAAGGGTGAACCGGTATGACAGCGGACGAAATCTTTATTAGACAAAAAGAAGCGAACAGGGTCATAAATAGAACTTGTGATGAATTCATTAAACCTTTACTCGACAAGGTATTGGATTTGACTGTCATGTTTTTACTAGAAAATATTTACAAAGATTTAACAAATGGAGCAATTTCATATTACGATTTTAGTTAAATAAAATTCTTCCCTGCCTCTCCTAGTGAAACGCAGAGATTAACATGAGAACGCGAAAGCCTCCTCTTACAACAAGAGCGAGGCTTTTTTAATGGATGATCGAAACGCTCAATTAAGAAATTACTGCGATAGAAAATATATGTCCATGGAAGACGAAAGAACTTCTTTTCTTTCCCATTGGCAAGACATCTGTGACCATATCCGCCCGCGCTCCGCAAGAATCGGCATAACAATTGATTCATCTAAGGGCATAAAATACAATCAGAAAATTATAGACTCCACGGCGACGCTGGCGAGTAGAACGCTTCGTTCTGGACTTATGGCAGGTTTGACATCTCCGGCGCGTCCGTGGTTCAAACTTGGAACTCCCGACCCTGCCTTAATGGACTGGGGGCCGGTGAAACAGTGGATTTACGCCGTAGAAACCAAAATGAGGGAGATATTTACAAAGTCTAATCTTTATCAAGTCTTGCCGATGATGTACGGGGCTTTGGGAGACTTTGGAACCGCGGCAATGGCGGAACTGGAAGACGATAAGTCTATTGTTCGATTTTATTATTTTCAGACAGGTTCTTTCTTGATCGCAGTCAATCAATATAACCGTTGCGACACTCTCTATAGGAAATTCCCTAAGACAGTCAGGCAGTTAATAAAAGAGTTTGGAGAAAAGAAAGTCTCTCCTACGGTTATGTCACTGTATAATTCTCAACAGACCGAAACAGAAATTGAAATAATTCAGGCTATTGAGCCTAACGAAGATAGAGACCCGTACAGCTACGCGGCACAAGATAAGCCGGTAAGATCGGTTTATTACGAAACCGGAGCCAGTCAGGATAAGTTTTTAAGACAGTCAGGCTTTGACGAGTTCCCGATTATGGCTCCCAGGTGGGACTTATGGGATAATTCAGCTTATGGATTTTCGCCTGGAATGGACGCTTTGGGAGATGTTAAGGCTTTACAGTTAGAGCAAAAGCGCAAAGCTCAAGCAATCGACATCCACGTCAGGCCGCCATATCTCGCTGATGGATCTTTGAGAGGGAAACGAATTTCAACCGTTCCCGGAGACATAACTTTCATTGATGGACTCGCTACTCAACAACACGCCGGATTAAGACCAGCCTATGAAGTCAAGCCTGAAATACAAGCCCTTCTGGAAGACATGCAGGAGATACAGGCTCGTATAAAACGGTGTTATTTTGAGGATATGATGGCTATGTTAGCCGAATCAGACAACCCTCAAATGACCGCGAGAGAGATTGAAGAACGCCACTCCGAAAAAGTTTTGATCTTAGGGCCGATCATGGAAAGACTGAACGATGAACTCTTTGACCCTCTAATAGAACGAACGTTCGGAATTATGTTGAGGAAAGGTCTTGTCCCGCTCATCCCGAAAGAATTGCAAGGTCAGGAATTAAAGATTGAATATACTTCTATTCTTGCACAGGCGCAGAAATTAATAGGCACTGCCAACGTTGAGAAGGTCGCTGAATTTGTCGGCGGCATGGCAAAGATTGACCCGAAGGCCATTGATAAGTTTGATGTGGATGAAGCCATTGATACCTATGCGGAAATGCACGGCATTAATCCGAATATCATCAGGACGAAAGATCAGATTAAGCCTTTCAGAGATATGAGACAAAAACAAATGCAGATGCAGCAGATGGCTCAAATGGCTAAACCTGCAGAACAACTGGCTAAAGGAGCCAAGGCCATGGGGGATACTGACGGAGAAAACGTCCAGCAGATGGCTCAAAATATGACGGGCCAATAATATGACACCTTTTGAAGAACATGAAAACAGGCTCGCGGAATGGGACAAAGAGAATTTAAGGTCTCTTTTAAAGACCGAGTACGGAAAAGGCTTTCTCTGGAGATTGATGGAGAAATGCTTTGTTTTTAGTGAACCAGGGGTTTTTGAATCATCAAATGCGACATTTCACAACTTGGGAAGACAATCTGTGGGCAAACAAATATTAACACAGATTTTAGATATTAATCCTGATGCCTATACAGAACTGGCGAGGATAGGAAAGAGAGAGGCTAAATGGGCTGCACAAGCCCTTGAATTAGAAAAGAAATACAAAGAATCACAAGGAGAGTAAAAATGGAAACAAACGCCGATCCAAACACCGAAGTAAAAATTGAAGCACCCGTGCCCGAAGTGTCCGAAATGTTTTCACCGGACGAAATAAAACAGCGTCAAGATGATCTTACAAGTCTCTGGACAGACAGAAGGTCTAAGCTGTCAGACGATGACCGGAAAAAGGAAGACGAAACTTTCCTGACCGAAAAACAGAAGAAAGAACAGGCTAAGGCTGACGCAGAGAAAGCCAATGTCGTTCCCGAAAAGTACGAGTTCAAACTTCCCGAAGGGATGGAAATGGACACCACTCTACTTTCGGAAGTCGAACCGATTTTTAAAGAGATTGGTTTAACTAAAGACAAGGCACAAAAGGTCATTGATGCCTATGTAGCGAAAGTTCTTCCCTCGTACGTCAAACAGCAAACGGCGACATGGGAAGCTCAAAAGGCTTCATGGGTGGAAGCGGTGAAGGCCGACAAAGAGATCGGCGGAGATAAATTTAATAAGGCAGTCGAGGACGCTAACCGCGTACTGAATACTTTGGGAACTCCCGAATTGAAAAAGGCTTTTAATGACTACGGCTTAGGGAATCATCCTGAATTTGTTCGCGTGTTCGCTCGTATGGCTGCAAACATGAAAGAAGATGGCATTGTTCCGTCAGATAACAACACGGTCAAAAAACCGACATCTGTAACGGAAATGGCTAATTCTTTCTATAAGTAAAAATAAATCCAAAGGGGGATTTTAATTATGGCAGTATTTGGAACAGGGAGTTATCCCACACTTTACAACGTAACGCAGGCCATGGATCCGAAAGGTGATCCGGCGCAGATAGTTGAACTTTTACAACAGACCAATGCACCTATCCTTGATATTCCGTGGGGAGAGGGCAACTTGCCCACCGGTGAGCAGACAAACGTAAGAACCGGTATCCCGAAACCCATTTGGCGGAAATGGTATCAGGGCGTTCCTTCCACGAAATCGGAGTACGCAAAAATCATTGATACTTGCGGTGAGTTGGCGAACAGATCGGAAGTTGATAAGAAAGCCGCTGATTTTAACGGCAACTCAAAGGCTTTCCGGTTCGGTGAAGCCCTTGGCGTTCTCGAAGGAATGAATCAGGAATTTTGCCGCGCTCTGTTCTATGGAGACAATACCCTTGCTCCTGAACAATTCAACGGGCTTTCCCCTCGCTTTAGTTCTCTCGAAGCTCCCAATGGCATTAAGAATATCATTGATGCCGGTGGCACAGGTTCGGATAATTCTTCAATATGGCTGATTTGTTGGGGTCAGACTACCGTATTCGGTATCTACCCCAAAGGCTCCAAGGGCGGATTGACTCGTCAGGACTTAGGCGAAATTGACTGTTTTGATACCAACGGCGATAAGTACAGAGGTTATGCTGATATCTTTGGGTGGGATTGCGGCCTTGTCGTCAAGGATTGGAGATACATTGTCCGTATAGCCAATATTGACATGAGCGTTTTGGAAGCACAATCGACCGGCGCGGCTGACCTGATTAAGCTGATGGTTCAGGCTCTTCACAGAGTGCCGAATCTCGGTATTGTCCAGACCGGCAGGGAGAATCCTTCGGCGAACGGCGCGGCTCCTATTCCTCTGGCGCCGAACCCTGTATTCTACACCAACAGGACAATCGCGGAAATGCTGGATGTGGAATCGCTGGCAAAGACTTTTTATACTCTCAAATCCGGTAGCGATGCCTTTGGCCGCCCGATTACTTACGTAAGAGGTATTCCCGTAAGAACCTGCGACCAGTTGATCGACACCGAAGGAAGGGTATTTTAATTTTAACCTTTTAACAAAAATCCATAAAGGGGGATTTTAAAATGATATTAGATACTTTAACAGGTTTTTGCAATAACTTAGCCGTGACTAACGCGGCTAAGTATTCCACCGATGACAGTGTGAGCAAACTCGGTACAAGCGGGGCCGGATATATTGACCTTGGCAATACTGATGCTTTCGCAAGTGACGGTACGGAATACTTTGGAGTTGGTGAACCGCCTCTTTACGTTGTGGCCGGTCTTAATGCGTTAATGAATGACGCGGGAACGCCGCGCACAATTACTTTAGCGGTTACTCTAGAAACGGCGGATGATTCGGCGTTTACCTCTAACCTCGCTCCGATCATGACGCTTGGCACATTTGAGGCAGGTTCGGCGGCAGGTTCGCGCTTTGTTCGGGCTCTTCCCGTTGGTGTTAAATTCAGGCGGTATATCCGTTTGAAGTTCACCCCGTCAGGAACATTAACAGGCGGCACAGTGTACGGATTTATGGCGAAAGATGTTGACGGTGGTCAGAACTACCCGTCAAGAACTACGAATTAACCTCCTTAACCCTTCAACCGGACGGGGGACTCGGCACCCCCCCGTCCACCTCTTAAGGAGAGAAAATGAAACTTTTACTTGTAGCCGGTTCAGCGCCATGCCTGCAAGAAGACGCTTTAAGATTTAAAGGCCTGGCAACAGAGGACATGAAAGGCGAATGTCATTTAATGTGCATTGGCCTTGATGCCTTTAAGAAGAACTTTCAGCCGTGGACTTACGTTGTCACCGGACATTTTGAAGATATATTTTTTATTAAAGAATATGCCAAACTTCAACACAGAAACGGATTTAAAATAATTCATCAAAGCGTCAATCAGGATGTTAAAATCGCAGTTCCCTTAGATCAATGGAACGGCGGCAGTTCTGCGTTAATGGGAGTTATCGCCGGTCTCGGACTTGGGTATAACAAAATCGTTCTCTGTGGATGTCCGATGGAAGGGCCGAACCCAGGACATCCGGGCGCGGACTATTCTATGTTTCAAGAAAAATGGATAAAAGAATATTTAAAACTTATCCCTATGGTAAAGTCTATGTCTGGCTTTACGAAAGATTTACTGGGGGAACCTACGGCGGAATGGTTATTAAGCTAATGAAAATAACACCCACTTTTAATTATGAAAGAATAAGCCTTAAGGATAAGATCCCTTTACGCACTCCGTTGGTGTTATATGTCGAACCTTCGGGATAATGACTA